TTCTGGACTGTAGACAATGTATTTGCAATTCCATCTTCTCTGATTTCATTAGCAAGAAATTCATGTCTGGAAATATTAAGTTTTCCACTTTCGTAATCTTTACGAATTTCTTTCCCATATTCTGTGCGAACGTTACGCAATACTCCGAGCGGATCAATTGCGACCCCGTGTCTATCCTGAGATGTTAATGTGAACATTGGTTCACCATTTTCTTTGAATCTTCTTCCATTCTGACGTTTTTCTATACGATCTGGTGTCAATACTGGGATTACAATCTTATTTCCCTCTCCTTTATTTGTTGTTAAAGTAGGGCTTAAGCCAGTCAAATCATACACATTTCCGTTCATTCCTTTTCCTGACGGGTTCACATTGCATACTACTCCGACACTTCTAGGCTCTTTATAATCTCTGCTTGTTAGTGTTGGACAAATATTTTCATTTATGCGTGCTTTTCCATCTTGACCAATATAACTTGTATCAAATAATATGGATACTTTGGGTTCTGTATTTCCTCCCGGCTTCGTACTGATTGTTGGTCCTAATCCATTGTCACTATAAACTCTATCTCGCTGCGAATTTCTACCATTAAGACAACCAAAAAGATTTAACGAAACACTATTTTTTCCGTCTGTTCCTTCGATAGGAAATACTTTTGTGGTACTTCTCCCTCTAAGATGTCCGATAATGAAACATTTTTCCCGGTTTTGTGGCACTCCGAAATCTTTGGAGTTGAGCACCTGCCATTCTGCATCATACCCCCACTGCTCCATTTCAATGAGCAGTCTGGCGAAATCCCATCCTCCATTAACAGTAAGCAGATTTTTAACGTTCTCAATGAAAAGGTAAGTGGGTTTATCTTCTTCTTTGAGTTGTCCGACAAGGTACATAACTCTGAAAAACAGGCTTGAACGGTTTCCTTGAAATCCAGCTTGCTTTCCTGCGACTGAGATATCTTGGCATGGAAATCCGAAACACCAACAGTCTGCTTTGGGAATGTCTCCGGCATACACTCTTCGAATGTCATTTGCGTACCATTCTCCATTTCTGTATTCCTCCTTTAATATTTCCTTCTGTCTTTTCTTGATAGGAATATCTTCCAATGTCTTTCACTGCTCTTCTGTCAGTAAGTGCATTGAGATGTAACTCGCAGTAGCAAATTTATCGAATTCGCAAAAACCAACGCATTCATGCCCCACTAATTCCATTCCCCTGCGAAATCCTCCGATTCCTGCGAAAAAATCTATAAATTTCATTTTAAACTCCCATCTTCTTAACCAGATTCTTATTCATCTCATCGAATCTTACATCTGTGTTCTTTTCAATGTCCTGCATCATGCTCAGAACGCTCATTTCGCCCCTATTTGCCATTTCAACATACCCATTGGCAGTTCTTATCACATCAAGCAATCGCTTCGTAGAGAAGCCATATAAACGTCTCAGAGCCATCATTGTAGTGACAGTGTTGATCGTATTACTCCAATCCTCACCAACGGTAAAACCGTCTTCATAGGCTTTCTTTTCCATTTCCTTAAGTTCTTTCTGACAGTTCTGGATAGACTGTGCAAACATATGAGCCTGTTGATTCGTATACGGAATGAATGCTTTCTTTTTCTGTTTGATTTTTAACTTTCCCATCCAACAGCCCTCCTTATTTTGCCTGCCAGAGCATCAAACTCCATCAGCATTTTCATATCGTTTTTATTTGATTTGCAGATTGTGTCCCGCCCATCGTACACAATCGCATATCTTTCATCGAGCAGACAGGCCGAACAAACTGCCATCGATACCTGCCTTCTTGTTTTTCCCGTCAACTCTGAAATCTGATCAATGGTCATTTCCCCAACATATTTCATTCCATCGTATACGTCATACAGTTTCATGTTTCTTCGCTCCTATCAGTTCGTATGTCCTGTGCGAACCAGTTCCGTGAAATACGATCAATCCGTCGTCCTCGAACTGCCTCAGATGCCTTTGAACGGCTGTCATGCTAATTTCCAGCTCATCAGATATAATTCTTGTCGGAGGTGTGCCTTTATGCGATTTTGAGTATTTCAAAATAAAATAATAAATATCCCGGCGGTTCTGCTTCCATTCCATATGTTTCCGATGTCTAAAATTATCCATTTTTACGATTCCTTTTCGTATGTTTTCTCATCAATCAAATTCTGGAACTTTTCAAAAGCCCGGATTGATACTTTGTTGCTCTGCTTCTCTGGTTTTAGTGAAACTTGCAAATGTGTATCTATGATGTGAGATAGTTCTCTGGCAAGAGTTTTCTTGCCTTGCTGTATGCCTTGCATATATGTCTTTGACGGTTTATACTCAGCAATTTTTTCTTTTCCTTCGTTTTGCCCACCTCCAGTTTTGTTCTTGACAATCCAACCAGAATCAATAGCCTTTCGGATATACTCTTTTTCTTTGTTGTCCAATTCAGATATCGGGCAATGAATGAAATCAATTTTATACCCTCCCTTATTGTCTGCTGAATATAGTCCATGCTTTTTAAGTGAAAGATCAATATGCTGCTTATACCCAGACATATGTTGGGAAAGCCTTGTCAATATTCCTTGTTTCGTTTGCCCGATGTATCCGTGAATTTCTGTCCGCCATAATATATATATGCCATTTTCATCATCTAGGTTTGGATTTACTTTTAATAATCTTTTTTTATTGCTTTTGTCTATTGATTTGATTCGTGCGATATTCTTGTAATTCTTCATTACTCACTACCTTAATTTTAAGATCAGGATATTTTGCGTTTTTTCCACCTTTTGAGTATCTTATTAAATTCCAATATCCTACATTATATTTTCTTGCCATATTCGCTACAGTCCCGATTTCTCCGTTGATTTTAACAAATCTATTATTTCTTTTGTTGTTCCCTTGAGTGTATCTATCAACCCACCTACAGTTGTTTGGAGAATACCCCATATTATTATCCATTCGGTCTAACGTCAATCCATCTTTATAGCCTGATTTACAAGCCCATCTACAAAAATTTTCAAACCCATCTTTTCCATTCCATTCATCGCATAATTTTATTCCCCTTCCTCCATAATTGTTATAATTTCGACCCTTCACACGATAACATCTATTTTTCATGTTATTATATGTATATTGAAGTTTTGTGTTAGCAAGCCCATTTTTGTAGTTTAATTTTGATATGCGTTCTATGCTTAAACACCCGCATGATTTTGTATGTCCATCTCTCAAATGTGTTCCGTCAACTACAACGATGTTTCCGCAATCGCATATACACTTCCACATTGTACGTCTTCTTGATTTTTGCCCTGCATATTCAATAACAGTTAATTTCCCAAACTTTTTTCCCTTCATTTCTATTTTATAACTCAATCATTGTCACCATCCCAAATCTAATCTATGACCCACCCGGCATCACTCCTTTTCAATCGTAATTTCAGCATTTCTTAATCTGTTTCCGTCGTTAATAAGTTCTTCTTCTGTCCAAATTTTCATTTCTTTCTCCTTTCAAAACGGGCATAAATTCAAATCAACATCCAGTCCTGGTCTTGCAATCTGCACCAGAACATCATCCCCGGCAACGTCCTGTATCTCCTTCTTCATCACTTCTGGATTTCCCCATCCCTCTGACAGGTGGCATAGTGTTATGGTTCTGAGCGAAGCGGTCTTGTTCACTCGGATAATCTCTTTTACAGTAGATAAGCTGCTGTGCCCCCGGACGGAGTGTTCAAACTTAAACGAATCCTGTTCTGGCGATTCGTCCAGATGATTGCATTCTATAAGGAAGTGATTTATTCTCATGTTCTTGAATGAGAACGGCAAATATGAGAAGTCTGTCGCATATATCAGTCGTCCACATTCTTCGTGAGATATCATGTATGCAAAGTTTGGTGTTTGGTCGTGTGGGACATAGAACGGTGTTACCCGGAATGAACCTATGTCCTTTGGTTTCTTTTCTGGCAATCCGATCATCAGCTCACCAGAGATTGCGTTTACACTCTCAACTGTCTCGTCGTTAGTGTAAATTTGAATGCCTGCGTTCAATATTTCTTTGTACGACTTCTTATGGTCACCTTAATCAACCATGTTCATGACTTATTAAACACCCCGAAACATCCGATATTCTGTAAGAGATTCCTTTCAAAATCTCTGGGTATTTGCATCCACAATCCAGAAGTAAGATTTCGCCGGATTCAGATTTAAGCGCATAACAGTTTCCCGGCTGGCTACCTGTGTTTATTACTTTCATGAACATTTTGAATCACCTCGCTTTCTGTACATTGCATTTATGCTTCTAAGATAGCATCAGCTTCGCCTATGGTTTTCTCTAAATCGGAATAAGCATATGGGATATCATTTCCGTTTATGCTCTCTAACTCTGAATAGCTTACTTTGTACATACTATCTCGTATTAATTTGAGCTGTTTCAACGGAAGCTCAATAGTTATTATCTGCTCCCAGTCTTTCTTACTGTCTACTCTCTTCATACTTCACCGTCCTTTGGAAATCTAAATATCGCATCACCCATGCCTACAAATCTTCTATCAAGCATATCAAGTGCATTCTGCAACTTATCCTGTGTCGAGTACATTGCCATCACATACGGACTTTGCTGTATCCCTCCGGCAAATACCGCCTGTATGTAGTTGTCTGAAACAAGCAACGCTGTCATTTCGTACGGAAGATTGATTTTTCCATCCTGCGATATAATCCTCATAGTTCTCACCTCTTTTATCGAAATAGTCTTTTACCGACTCATAGTACGGGCAGTTTTCACACCGCCCGATACAAGCCATATATTTACCGAACTTTCCTGAGTCGCACCGATCAAAATTGATGCAGTCGAAGTACATCATGTTCGATCATCTCCGAAAAATAACTCTCTCATGTCAACCGGTTCGTATTTCTTGTGCAGCAACTTTTTATTCCGCCTCGCTCCATGTGGGTCATTGCACATGAAGCTTCTGCATATCTCCGGTCTGACCGCATAAATCTCACATTTATTATTCCTTTTTGAGTCATTCAAAAACGGACAGGTCAGGTCAAATCCAAGATTCTTGACTGGATAATTGTGTTGTTGTTCCTGTATATGATTCTTTTTGATGTACCGTCTGATTTCTTTTATCTCTTTACCAGAGACCGGGAGTAGGGTGGAGCAACAAGCCCCGCACCCTGTACATTTTCCATTCTCTGTGTAATCGTAAAGACCATTCTCCATATTTTTGAATGCTTCTGCTAATGTTCCTACCATATTAATGCGGCTTCCATCCTACATCTCTTCCTGCTTCATAAAATCTGGTATGCTTGATTCCTGTCCTGCTGCCGGAACCGGTTCTTTCTCGGCAGTCTTTACGACCTCTGCGACTGTTGGCTGTTTCGGCTGTTCTTCGATTGCTACTGGCTCATCTGGGACAAATTCTTCTGCATTGGCGTTCTGCTCGATTTCTTCCTGTACTTCTCTGTATGCGGCGTCCATCATGTTGTATTCGTAAGCCTGCACTGGGTTATCCCATCTTTTAGGAATGGACTTCATAATGTTGTTACGCATTTTACGAATAATCATTGATTCTCTTGACTGTGTTTCATAATAAGACGGTGAAATGTACGGCCTTAACTCCTCACAATCAATGATTGCTTCCAGTTCTCCAATGTCAGCAACCTTTTTCATGATCTCTTTTTTCTTTGCTTCAATTTGAGCTTTCTGCGCATCTGTAGCTTTATATCTGTCTGCACAAATTCCAAACGTTTCATTCTGGAGATTATTCTTGATGTGCGCTGCAAGATTCTTCAGTACATCTGCTCTTTCACAAGAAAGATATTCAATATGTCCGTCCTTATACTGAATTGGGTATACGATACGAACTACTTTGCCTACGCCGGATTCTTCCCATTCTGGCGGTGTGATTTCCACACCCTTATGTTTTGGTGGGATATACTTATCACCTTCTCTGACTTTCCAGTACGGGAATACTTTAACCACATTGACACCATATCTACTTACAAGAGCGTCATTTCCATCGCCCTCAATCGCAAATTCGATTTTCTTCTCCCACTGAGGTTTCTGCCCTTTCGCCGCTATGTTTACGTTTCTGATCTGGAAATAACACTCTCTCGGCTGTGCGTTTGCGTTCAGCTTTAATGCTGCGACTTTGCTCAGGATAAATTTAAGATTAGAACCATTAATTGCTTCAAAACTTACTCCGCTCTCATGTACCATCTGGAAAATAGATCCCATTGCTGCCACTACGCAATCTTTTGAGTATGAATCAAATTCCATTCCTCTTGAAGTTAAATCTCTTTCCATTAAATCAACATAACGATTTGTGTAATAAGAAAGCTGTGTGTTAAAATTTGCTACCTGTGTGTTTTCTGCCATTTTTATATCTCCTTTTCTTATAATCAAATCTCCGTTACTGTCATATCTCCCTCAGCAACTTTCAAGAATATCAACTGCGCATCTGCCTTAATGCCTGCCAGACTGCTGTTGTCCAGTTCTGCTGCGTAGTCTACGAATATCGGATAACTCACGCCGTAAAAATTCTGCAAACCGTCCATGATGGCAATTTTTCCTTTCATCATCAGAGCTGTATTGGCGTTTCTGATTAATTTCTTCCAGTCACCGTCCTTGTCCTGCACATACCAGATGCAAGCGTCTACTACTTCGCCATTTTTCTGCGTATCGAACAGTTTCACCTTAACCCCGTCAAAATACTGGTTTACCGCATCTTCAAGGGCTGTATTCTTCGCCATACTCAGTGATTTCAGCTCGTCCAGAATCATCTGTGTGTCAGCTTTGCTCTGTGCATACTGTTTCTGACTTTCCTGAAGCTTCTCAATCTGCTCGTCAATTCGGACGTTGTTGTTGGCTTCTCCGATTTTCTGATTGACTGCTGCCAATTCCTGTTTCTTGCCGGATAACTGCTCTGAAAGCTGTTTCTTTGCTTCTTCGCCATCGTCCAGAGAATTAAGCTCCTGTTCTTTCTCTTTGATTGTTGTAAGAATCTGCTGATATTCGGCGTTTTCTGAGAAATCTGGCTCTTTCGGTATAGCTTCCAGATTCTTGTTTTCTGCGTCCAGAGAAGTCTTAATCTGCTCTAATTCCCCTGCCAGTTTGGAAATCTCAGATGTGAGAGTTTCTTCCTGCTTATGTGCTTCTTTCATTCCGGCAGACGCTTTGTTGCCAGCCTGAATAACTTCATCAAGTTTACGCTTCTTGTCCTGCTCCCATTCTTCCTTAACCTTTAACTGCTGATTGATTCTTTCCTGCTTTTTCTGCTCGAATCTGCTCTTTAACTGCTCAATCTGCTCTGTCGGAAGATTCTGACCACAAGTCGGGCAAATGGTATCTGCGTCCTTGAATATCTCGGATTTAATGCTTTCCAGAACTGTGTTGTCCCATTCTGTATCTTTAATTTTTGGATATTGCGTTCTGGCATTCTGTAATTTTTTAAGAAGTTCTTTCTTCTGTGCTCTCAAACTCTCCAATGCGGAAGTCTTTCTGTTTAATTCTGACACTTTCAGATTTCTCTCCGATTGCAACTCGTTGATTTTAATTTGAATTGCAGTTTTTCTTGTCGAGATTTCTTCATATGCTTTTGACTCGAAAGAATGTTTTCTAACACCTAAGTCTGAAAGTTCCGCTCTGAGTTTGCTGCTACGCTCGTTTCCTGCCTGTGCAATCTGCTTTTCGAGGTCAGAAATCTGTTCCTGCAAGGCATTCTTCTGCAATTCCAGTTCGGCGGTACCAGCATCGACTTTTGACTGCTCCATACCGATAATCTGGTTTGGAATGGCTTTCAACTGTTCCTCTGCCTTTTTCAGTGTTGCGCTGTTCATGGCTTTGATTTCGTCTGCTTTATAAGTTTCCAGAAATGGTACCAGTTCGGCACAGTCTGGAACTGTCTTGGCAATCTCTAAATCTGTTTTCCCGGCACCGTCTGACATGGAAAACAGAATTTTTCTGGCATCTGCATCTTTCAAGTCTGTGAAGATTTCCATATGAGACAGCATAAGGAAATTATCAAAGTCAAACCCTCGTTCTTTCAGATCGGCTTTAAAATCTCTTTCGGCTTTCGGAACGCCGTTGATTTCGTACTTGTTTGATAATGCAACCTTGCCCGGTTTCCCGTCCTTTGGCTTGCTTTCTGTGCGCTTCTGGAACTTTGCTACACTTACTGGTTTCCCATCAATCGCAATATCAATGTCAACTCTTGGCAGACATTCTCTACCATCATCTGGTCTGATATCTGGGTTACTCTTTAAACTGTAATCCTTGTCACAGAACACCCACATAAAGGCGTCTGCCAGTGTGGTTTTCCCGCATCCGTTCTTCCCGGAAACAACTGTTCTGTGACCGAACTCTATTCTTTTCTCCTGCTGACCTTTAAAGTCGGTCAATCTAATTTCTCTTACTTCGATTTTCTTCATATTACAAAATTTCCAATCTTTTTACTGATATCTCCAACACTGTTACCCATGATTGACTCTGATCAGACCACAGTTCTCGACTTTGGAATCTTCCACGGAGTTTGATTTTTGCTCCCTTTTTCAGATTTTCTACGACATCTGCGTTTTCCTCCCAGCACAAACAACTGATGGCATCTGATCTGGTATATCCGGCTTTCTTCTTTCTGTTTACTGCCAGAAGTATTCTTGCCAGCTTCCTGTCGTTGTTTGTACCAATCATCTTTATTGTTGGTTTTTTAATCAGATATCCAGTCAGGTAAACTTCGTTTGCATCGTGTTCTTCCGGTCTTTCAAGATACTGAATGTTCATTGCTCTTACATACGCCGTAAGGCTTTTCCTGCCATCTTCCCGGACTGTACGGCTTCGCATTTCACCATATACACTAGCAATCAGCTCTGTTTCTCTGGAAATCATGTATTCTGGTGCAATAATTGGAAGAATGTCATAAGATGCATTCTTTCTGAATATTGTCATTCTTCCCTCGTACATCTTGGTTCCGCTGTATTCTTCATGTGAGAACACGAACCCTGCCGGAATGTCACCAGATAAAAGTACCTGGTTTTCATCACGAATTTTCATTTCCTAAATCACCTTCTTCATTCAACAGCAATAATGTCTCCACAAGAACTGCTGCCTGCTTTAAAACAATGTTACTGAGTTTCTTGTTTCTTGCTTCGAGTTTTGCGTTTTCCGCTTCCAGATCACAAATAATCTCGCTTGCAAGTGGTTTCTGTTCGTTGGATGTGTGTGTTTTAGACATAAAAATGCCCTCCTAATTATTTATTTGATAAATACAGGAAGGTGTGTTATACTTGTCCTGTATTTAACTTAGCCAAATTAAGTTAGATACGTGGCTCTGCGTGGTATGGTGGTACCCGCAGGGCTTTCTTACTCTTTATCTGCTTCTACAAATTCGCCATTAATGAGTTTATAGAATGTATCTGGCTTAATCTTTTCACCGTCAACTTTTGCACTTTTTACATCTACGATGTGGTATTCGTCGCCCAGCTTTTTGTATTCTGCCAGTACAATAAAGCATCCAAGTGAACCTTTAGCCTTAGAATTGTATCCAATGGCCATTGCGACGCTTTCTTTTCCTTCTACTGTTGCTGCTGAGCGGTTTCCGGTGTTGGTTGCTGCTGAGCGGTCTCCGGTGTTGGTTGCTGCTGAGCGGTTTCCGGTGTTGGTTGCTGCTGAGCGGTCTCCGGTGTTGGTTGCTGCTGACCAGTCTCCGGTGTTGGTTGCTGCTGAGCGGTTTCCGG